TTCTTGCCATATGAACATTGGAGATATTATAGGTATCAAAGTCTGATTCTTTCCAAATAACGCATTTAGATATGTTAAAGGAAAAACATTTCTTATATGACCGCAACCAGTAGCATCAGACACATAAGACAATAATACATTTTTTCGTATCTGAGTTATGTTATTTGTATTCTTAGTAGAAAGATTGTTTATATCGCTTTTAAATTCGTCTAAGTCCATTAGATACCTATAAGTTTTGTTACTTTGTCTTCTAACTTTGCAGGAGTAGTCGCGCCAACAATAGTATCATCTATTATAGAGTCAACTGTAAAGAATTTTATAGTTGGGAGACTTCTAATTCCATATTCTACAACAAGATCTTGATTCTTGTCAGAATCGATTGCCACAAATCTAATTTTGTCATTGTACTTTTCTGCTAATTTCTCTAGATAAGGTCTTATCATTTTACATGGCCCGCACCAAGTCGCATAAAAATCTACAACAACTGGAATATCAGAATTTATCACTAGCTCTGCAAAGTTATCTTCGTTACATTCTAAAACAAACATTTATTTCTCCGAATTACATTCATCATATAAATCCATAGTAGTAGATATTACCTGAGACTTTTTATCATTATCAGCAAAATTTGTTTTTTGAAGATATTCCTTTATAAGTTCTGGTATAGATGTCATATCTAAAGTATCTTCCGATTCTATGGTTATATTATTTATAGTCTTTACTACGATTGGATACGCTGGAGAATATGACTCAAGAAGTTCTATATATTTCTGTACTTTCTTTTCGTCGTAATTTTCATCATAAATCACGTTTAGGTCTACATGATTATTATACACTTTTTCTTTTGAAACATCTTCCGGAAAATTATAGCACACAAACTTCATAGACTCGGTATTAGGTATAAATTTTAAATTAAGACTATCAAGATCTAATATGCTAAACCCTCTTTCATCATCCATATCTCCACGATTCATCTGAAATGGATTGCCAATATATACTAATCTATTTCCATTAAACTTAGTAGTAGAGCGAGTATGAAAATGTCCAGATAATGTTAATTTGAACTTCGAAAGAAAAGTGGAAGTAGATATACCATTTTCACTTATTTGATCTTTAAACATCTTACATTTAGCAATCTCAAAATGTCCCATACATATGTCAGATTTATAAGATTCAATATCTCTAGAGAATTTATCGTAATCTGTTATCCATGGACACATTAATATCTTCTTTCCATACATCTCAATTTCACTAATAGTAGAATAGATATTAACATTCTTAAAACCGGATAATGTTTTAACAGAATTTACTTCTATAGTAGAATCAAAATAAGAGTCGTGATTTCCAACTATAATATGAATATCAAAATCCTTCAAAAGATTCTCAAATAAATTCAATACAGTATTTAAAACTTTCGAGTCTAAGTAAACACGATTGTCGAAAAGATCTCCCAGCATGAAAATTGTTGTTATGCTATGCTTTTTTAAATAAGGTATAAACTGATTAATAAAAAATCTCATTTGAGATTCTAAGTATACATCGTTTCCTTTTTTAAAAGCAAAATGTAAATCTGTTACTAACGCTACTTTCATTCATCACCACCACCAGAACTATTCATGCTGTCTAAATTTTCTATATGGTCAACACATACAAATGTAGATATTCTCTTTTTCATATTCTTTATACTCTGTAAAAAAGAATTGAATGTTATCTGAGAAAAATATCCAAATGGATTCTGATATGTTATATCATATCTTTCGCCAGCTCTTGTCATAAAAAATAAAGCGTCTGATATCATGTCTATTTTTTGATCTGGCGGATAGTTTATAAAATTAGGTCTTTTCATCATACCTTCTGCAACTTTAACATAAAGTTTTCCTACTTCATTGTTAACTTTATCAAATATACAATTAAATTCCTCGAATGTGTATTCTCTTCCGCCAAAGATAACATTTTTAGTATCATCATGTATAATACTTAAAACCATTCCTGAGCGCTTTTCTTCTTCTTTTTTAAAATCCACATGAAGTGAATCTCTAAGCTTGTTTCTCTTTCTTAACCATCCAAGCATCTCTGAATTATCAAAGTATCCTTTCTTTCTTTTTTTAACTTTAACTACTTTAATAGTTTCGTCTGTCATATTTTATCCTGCATGTCAAATCTTAGTCTAAGTCTAGTCATAATATTTCCATCAGCATCAATCACTTTTGTAAAAGGGTTAGAGTATGTATATCTTATATCAGAAAAGTATACATAAAACTTACATCCATTATTTAATTTTAAAAATGATAAGAAACTCTTTGCGTTTTTCACGCTTCTGGTCTTACATGTAATATTTCTTCCATCTATATTCAATGTCGGAGATGAAACAAGTTCGTACTCAACATTACAACTTTTTAAAACCAAAAGAATGTAACTAATTATCAAATTATTTATATCTATTACTTTGAATGGTGAATTATACATATCTTGCGATGTATATAGTTCACCAAGTTCAAATAACATTTCACACAAGTTTAGAGAATCCGGCAACTTTTTTAATTGAGATTTTTCTATCATAAATTTCACTGTCACTTTCTCTATGAGAGATTATATACGAACAAAGTTTTGTATCATTCCTCGTAAGAAGTTTTATAGAATTTAGTAACTTTTCTAATCCTTCAGAATCAGTTGCGTTGTCTAACACTTCGTCAAACATTAAAACATTACAGTTCCAATTTGAAAGTATCTTAGTCGTTTCTATGAACGAAAGAAGAATCGCAACATCTATTCTTTTCTTTTCTCCTTCAGAGAATGCCATATAAGATACGTTCTGCATATTCGAAAGAGGAATTCTTATGTTTTCTTCCATGAACTCATTAAAGTTTATTATAATAGGAATCTCGAAGGAAGTCAAGTATTCATTTATTTTTTTATTTAAAATCGGAACTAATTTCTTAAAGAAGAATGACTTTATTCCGTCTTCAGACAAGACCTTAGAAACATACTCGTAGACCAAGAGTGTGTTTTTAACTTCATCTAATCTTTTAGCCATTATTTTATATTCTTCAATCTGTTTTTCATATTCTTCGGTTATTGACTTAGTGTCTATAACTAAGGTTCTTTCTGATATTAGTCGGATTTGTTTGTTTAACAATTCTATATTATTATTTTCCGTCTTAGCATCTTGTATGGTCTCATACATGCTATTTTTCAGTTCTTGTATCTTAGAAGATATCTTACCATTTTCAACTTCAACACCATGAAGTCTATCAAATTCCACAAATAAGTTTTGTAGAACTATTTCCAAAGTAGTCTTCTGATTTATAGCATTCTTTATCTCAGATTCCCTATGCTCTTGCGTCATCAATATTCCACACTTAGGACATTCGTCGTGTGTTTCAAAGAATGCTAGTTGCTCTGACAATTCTAATATTTTAGATTTAGAAACAGCAATCTCGTTTCTAATTTTAGAATACTCATTAGTGATATCAGTTATGACTAAGGTTTTAAGCTCTTTCTTTATTGCTTCTGCCTTCTTAGCTAAAGAATCTATAATCTTATTGGATTCTTTAATTTTATCCTTATGAAGTTTTATCTCATCTTCATTTTTCTTATCAATATCACCTATACTTGATTTTAGTTCTTTTATCTGTTTTCTAAAAGAACTAATAGAAGATTCTAAGGTTTTTATAGTTCCATCTAACAAAGTTCTTTCTGATTTTAAAGTAGATGCTTTCTTTTTGAGTTTTACTAACATTTCTCCAAATATCTTTATATTGAAGATAGATTCTATAGTATCTCTTTTAGCAGGTGTTCCTAAAGATAGAAATGGCTTATTATAATTTACAGATAATGCTATAATTAGTTTAAATATGTTGTAATCTACACCAAGAACTTTATTTATTTCTTCCTGGTCAAGCTTCTTTGCTGATAGATTTTCAAGTTCTATACCATCCTTCTTTATTGTCAATTTAGAAGGTGATAATGTTCTAACTATATTGTATGTTGTACCATCTATATCGAATTCAGTCTCGGTATACATGTTCTTTTTATTTTTTCTATTTATTAACTCCGATATCTTTATATCTCTATATGGTTTCCCATACCAATTGAAAGATAAAACTTCTAATAAAGTAGTTTTTCCACTACCATTTTTTGCAGATATGAGTGATAGTCCTTCTTTAAAGGAAAATGTACTCATACTGTTACCATAAGATAGAATGTTTTTAAACCGCATAAATTTTAGCTTAACATACATGTCTCGTTGTTCCTCTTGTTATTGTATAATAACATTTTTATATCTATCTGTCAACCATAAAAATTTAAAACTTCGGTTGTTTGTAGACATTAAAAATGCTATAATGATTTAGTTGAATTGGAAAGCGAAGATCACGATTCTCTATAGTTCTAAATACTGATCGTAAAGAAAAATGATTTTAACCCTTGCCAATTTGAACTATTTGTACTATATTGTATAGGAAATAAAATTCATGTAGATTTCATAAATAATTTTACATGAGATCAGTTCTTAAAAGTAAGTTTAAGCAAGTACGAGTAAGTGGTATGGCATGTCAAAACCATAAATGGCATGTGAAGGCGTGTAAGAGTCAGGTGCGAGAGCATATAGGTGAAGAGCCAGGCTTACATGATAGAGAATATCCTGAATGGTTGATCAAAGAATCTATACGGTTCAGCACCACATTCAATAGGTTACAATCGGTTACGGCAGAGACAGTTGCAAAAATACCTACGACATTAAAAGTCAAGATTGAAAGGATATTTAGGGATATATCTAAGAGCGGGTTTAGCAGACTTCCTTAGACGAAACACGAGTACTCAGCACAATTAAGCTATCTTAGCTTTCAAGAATTAGACCATCTTAGAAGCTAAATTTGTGAAGGGGAATTAGAGAAACTATATCTACTACAGTAACTTTTAATTATTTATTGATGTTAACGAACACCTGAAAGGTGTTCGCAAGCGAAGCTTGCGTAAATGAAAAATAAATATTAAGAACAGAAAACACTTTATAAAATTAGAATTGGTTTTATTAAATATTTATAAAACTTAATTAAACGTAATGAACCTTATAAAGAATCAAAAGAGTTAACAGAATTTACAAAAATTAAAGATTCCAAAATGAATTACAAATCTAGAAGATTCTTGAAACCTTAAAGAAATAATTTACAAGTTATGAAAGAATTAGAAAGACCTAAAGAATTAATCTCATGTCTGGTTAAAGACGTAGTGCGGAAGTATATTTAATTTTTTTTACATGAAGGATAATGATGACGAACGAAGATTTTATAAAACTTCAAATATCTTTAGAACATAAATTAACATTTACTCAGGATAACTTATCTACAAAGTTGATGGAATACGCATTTATACATCAGACATTGTTAAAGATCTTGACAGATCTTCAGACAGAGCAGAATGAGTTGGAACAAAAGAGAATTGAGATGTATGGAAATTTGTATAGACTTTACAAATTTGAATCTGAATATAGATGGGAAGCTAGAAATGAAGTAGAATCTCAAATCTTTTCTGATAAGAAGTATCTAGCAATTATTAAAGAATTAAATGATATTTCCGTACAAGTTACTTATGTTGGAAAGACTGTAGATGGAATGAAGAATATATCATATACAGCGAGAGCTTATATAGATTATCAGAAACTACTTAGTGGTGCATAATGAATAAACCATTGTTAATAAATGATGATTGCTTAAAGTCATTTTCTTCTATTTCTGCTAATAGCATAGATCTTATATTGTGTGATCTCCCTTATGGAATGACTGCTCCAACTTGGGACAACATTATTCCTATTGATAAATTATGGATTCAATATAATAGAATTATAAAAGATTCTGGCACAATTGCGTTATTTGCCAGTCAACCATTTACAACTTTACTTATAAACAGTAATCTTGACAATTTTAGATATTGTTGGTATTGGATAAAAAATCAAGGAACTAATTTTTTTCATGCTAATAAAATGCCAATAAGAAAAGTAGAAGAAATCGTAATTTTTGGAACCAAGGATTCGATTTATAATCCTCAGATTAGTGATAATCATGTTCCAACAAATTCGGCAAAAGGTTGTTCTAATGGAAAAGCATATCATGGAAATAATAAAAGAAATTATAGTGGTGGAAATACTACTAGAATGCCAACTAATGTTTTAGAATTTAAGTCTGTTAATAATTATGAGCGTGTTCATTCATCACAAAAACCAATTGATTTGTTAGAATATATAATAAAGACATATACAAATGAAAATGACACTATTGTTGATAACACAATGGGTAGTGGATCAACTGGAGTTGCTGCTTTAAATTTAAATAGAAATTTTATTGGTATAGAAAAGAATAAAGAATTTTTTGATATAGCTAAGTATAGAATAAATAATGTGTATAATAATTATTTTAAATTGAAGGATATAATTTAATGGCTTCAAATAATAAAATAAGAGAAAGACAAAAAGGTAAAACTAAAGTTAAAAACATATCTGGATTTAGAAAGTATGAAGCATCATTATCATGCGGATGTTGTACAGATATATTACTATTCAAAGATGACGAATCTGCATTGTGTGCCATGCGAGAAGCTGGACTTGATTCGTGTGCTACAATAGTAGATCAAGCTGGTAATACACATAATAATGTTGATACATTTTATGGATTAATAAAACTCACAAAGAAAGTGTTGAGAGATCGACGTATGGAAGATAAATAATAATATGAATAGTAGCTTTAAGTATTATAGGGATAAAAAGAGAAGAGATAAAGTTGTATTAACTGATGAAGAAGAAACTTATATAGATAAGCTTGTCAAGATCTCAGAACCATATCTTGTTAATAATAAACAACTTCCTGTCGAAAGAGCTATAGAAGAAGCTTATAAAGCTATTCTTGAAAATGAAATAGCTCAGATAGAAAAACAATTGAAAAATGCCGTCTTATATGCTACTGATAGACTAAAAGAAAAATATAAGCAGGAACTAAATAATAATATAAAAGATGGAGAATCTAATAATGACTATTAAAGAAACGCTACGTGAACTAATGGAAGGTGATGTTGTTGGAACTACTATTTCATCATTTACACCAACAACAGTAGATGCTGAAACTACTACAACTATTAGTGATGAGACAAATCTTAAGGAAGATGAAGAGATAAAGCTATCTCCAAAGAGTATTCGAACTCTTTTCGTTGCTCATATTGCTGAGCAGCTAGTAAGTGAAAGTATTGATGAAGACGAAGATCTATCTAAGTTTGGACTAATGCTTGAGGGAAAGCTTACTGTTAAAGGAAAAGACTGGATCAAGAAATTTCTTCCTACGATCTACGCATCTTAAGGAAAAATAATGAATTTAATAGAATCTATAGAACAGTTTGTGGAAGATAAAGATATTCTTGTTGAAGAATTTGATGTTGAATCCGTATCATCTGCAATTAAGTCTATATCTGATGTTATTGGATATGTTGCTGCTATAATGAAGAACTTAGCTGATAAGAACAATTCTGGATCAGCAGCATTTACAAAAACATCTTTAAGACAGATTGATAAAAATATAGATCTAATTAGAAAATCATTACCACATGTATTCAATCCAGAGATAACTTTTGGACCTTCTACAAAGAAAGCCTTACAAGAGATATCTGATGTGTTGAATAGACAAGTAGTGAGAATTACTTCCGAATCTAAAGGATTAATTTCATTAATTAAATCTGATAATAAAGATGATATAGAAGACAATACTGCGGACAATACTGAAAACAAAGAAGATAACTTTGTAGATGATTTCGAAACAGAAGAATAATTAAAGATTAGATAGTCTTTATATTCGTCAAGAGTCAAAAAGAGAGCGACGTTAGAAATTTTCTGACGTCGCTTTTTTGTTTCAGATATATACTTATATGGAAACAGATGAAATAATATATTTAAACAAAGTGAATGAAGTCTATTTTAGACTTGATCTTAGTCCATCACAAGCTATGGAATTAAAAGAACATTTATCCTTTTATGCGAACAATTACAAATACCATCCACAATTCAAAGCAGGATTTTGGAATGGAAAGATATACATGTTTAATACAAGAGATAGACTGCTTCCTATTGGATTACTTCCACATTTTGTAACATTTTGTACTCAGTTTAAATATATATTTGTTTTTAACTTTGATAGAACTAAGGAATTTGGATCTAGTCTGGTAGAAGATAGATTTGATAAATTTATAGAAGCTATATTTCCTGCTGATTGTAATTTCTATCCGAGATACTATCAGCAAGAAGGTATATTTAAAGCGTTGACAAACAAAAGAGGTATATTACAACTACCTACTGGTTCTGGAAAAAGTCTTGTTCAGTATTCTATAATAAGATACCTACTAGCTTGTTCTGAAAAAATATTGTTAATAGTTCCTACGGTAGCACTTGTTACACAGATGTTTTCGGATTTTAAAGAATATGGATGGGATGATATAGAATCTCATTGCTGCTTAGTATATGCTGGACAAAAAATAGAAAACAAATCGCTTGTCATATCTACTTGGCAGAGTATATATAATAAGTCTTCAAACTTCTTTAAACCATTTACTGCTCTAATGATAGATGAATGTCATTTAGCATCTGGAATGAGTATTTCAAATGTAAGTAAGAACTGTATCAACGCACATTATAGAATAGGTGTTACTGGAACTATGCCAAAAGATGACGCCTCCAAATATACAATACTTGGCCATCTTGGACCAATATTATATACCTTAGATGCGAAAACACTAATAGATGAAGGTGTTCTTTCTAAAATTGAAATTAGAAATGTTATAGTTAAGTATCCATCTCAGATGTGTTATAAGCGTAAAGACTATCAAGAAGAGATAACTGATATATTATCTTGTTCCTCTAGAAATAAAACTTTAGATTACATTCTAAACAAAGTTCAGGATAAGAGCAATATATTGATTCTAGTTCAAAGGATAGAACATTTAAAAATAGTTAGAGATTATATTGTCGATAATCATCAGAAGTATGATGTTTATGAGATATATGGAGATACAAGTCCGGAAGATAAAGAGTTAATAAGAAAAAATATGGAAATAAGCGAGAATGCTATAATAGTATCAACATTCTCTTCATTTTCAACTGGATTAAATGTTAAACGGCTACATCATGTATTATTTTACTCCTCATATAAATCAGAAATTAAAATACTTCAATCTATAGGAAGAGGTCTTAGAACGCATGAGACTAAGGATAAAGTGGTTATATGGGATGTAGTGGATGATATAAGATACCAATATAATAAGAAATTGGTTAATAACTATTCGTACAATCATTGGAAAAATTTTAGATTATCTTATTACGAAGAGCAGAGATTCGATTACACTAATGAACAAATAAATATATAGAAGTTAAAGAGGTCTATCGCATGAATATTGAAAAAATTGAAAAATTGTTAGGAGCGCTTGCTAAGAAAGGAGATAAAGAAACTCTTAAACTTGTTGCTGATCTTTTACTAGAGATTTCTTCATTTGAAAGAAAGTTAGAACCTACAAAAAATATAGTTGAAGATGTTTTAGAGGAACAAATAATAGATAGTGTTGACGATATGGATAAGTATTCACATGCAGCGACTATATTAGACGGTCTCTCAGATTCTCCATACGATAGACGTACACCAAGAGTAAATTATAGTTCTGGAAATTCTCAGATTGCTACTTCTATGAATAGTGATATGCTAAGCCATGCGGATATGCTTATATAATGGCTGATTATGATGAATGGGATCCAATGCCAAATGGTTGGATTCAGAAAGCAACGTCTGCTTATAACAATGAAAGAGAATTATACGAAGTTCTTCAGATGGAGGCTTTTAATAATTATGGTGTACAGATGGTTTATTATCCAGTCACAACCTCTGCGGATAAAATATTTGGAGAAGACAATAATAGAGTAATAGCTCGAAGATTCGAATTTATGTCTTATTATGAACTATCTCCAGAGAATAAGCGTCTTGGTATAATGGGTATTACTGGAGAAGACGATTTTCCAATATACATAAGCATAACACACTTTAACTATGTATCAACGTTCGATTCTTTTGGAACATCTGGAATTTATGCTTTATATACACCGCATATTGGAGATATTATATTTTCTAAGTATAACCATGAGTTTTATGTTGTGAAGATGGTTAGAGCTGAAGACAACATATTTCTTCAAGGAAAACATACATATACAATACAGTTAGAATTATATAAAAATAAATCGTATCGCTATTCAGAAGAATTAAAGCAAGCTAATCTTTTAGGAACAGATCAGATGTTTACATATCTATATGGTTCTACATCAGCTACGAGTGAAAATGATTTGTTTGATATGAAGGATGTTATAAATTTAGAGAAGATAAACATTTTATATACATCTGCATCTGAAGAGTGCCCACCTAAAGATCCATTTAATAATTGGTGGGGCGATAAATAGTTTAAAAAGGACTAACATATGCCAACACCATTAATGAAATCATTTGCTAAAGAGACACATAAGAAACCAAAAACTGTAGAGAAGATTTGGAAGAAAGCTGAACGAATAGTTAAGAAGGACTATGATATAGATGATAAGAATAGTAGATATTATCCATTAGTAGTTGGAACACTGAAACATCTATTGGGTATAGAGAAAATAGAGGAAGATGACGCGGTAGCATCGTGCGAAACTCCAATGACTACATCTAATATTGGAGACTATACATTCGCAAATAAAATTGGAGCACCTGCGGCGAGAGTGATTACCAGTGAGCCACTAATAGTAAATACATCTATAGATAAGAAAAACAAGAAGAAAAAGATAAAGACTGATAAAGAATATGATAAGTTGGTTAGATCTATAGTTAAGAATGTTAACAATGAAGGCTTAACATTAGATGAAGCAATCTCTTCCATGATAGAATATTATTGTGAAGGAAATAGTGACAATCCAGTTGACGACTCTTTGGATGCTTTAAGTAGATTCTTTGGTTTAGCGCCTTCTATATTTGATGATTTGAATTAATTGGAGTAATAATGCAAATAAGTATGAATCCATTTGGTGGATATTTTCTGAGAAGCAAAAATAAAATAGACGAGGAAAACCAAGAACAATTTCTTCGTAACTCGCAAGGTGTATCTCAGGAAGAACTAACACTGATTGACGCCATGCAGACTGCGTATGCTGGTGGAACAAATTATGGAGTAGATGCGTCATTTAATTCTACACAAACCGCATTTAGAAGTGTTTTCTCTAGTAAGAATCAGAAGTTAGGTACGTATAAGGAGATGTCTTATTTTCCAGAAATAGTAGACGCCTTATCAATAATATGTGACGAATCAATTTCTCCAGATGAAAATGGAGAGTATGTTAAACTAAAAATTCTAAAAGAGATTCCTGGTAGAGAAGAAAAACATATTAGAAAGACTTTCGATTACATACTAAAGGAAGTTTTAAAATTTGATTCTAGAGGATGGGAACTATTTAGAACATGGCTAATAGAGTCTGAACTATTTGTGGAAAAAGTATTAAATGATAAAGGTACAAAAATTTTAGGAATAAAAGTTTTGCCTGCGATTAATACATATCCAGTGTACGAAGGAAATGTTATAAAAAAATATGTTCAGACGACAAAGAAGATTAATCGCTATCGTCTAGATCAGGCAGCAGTGTACGAAACATCTTTTGCTCCAGATCAGATTTGTTACATAAATTATGGACAATACGGATTTAATGTTTTAGATGTTAGAGGATTTTTAGAACCATCTATTAGAACATGGAATATGCTCAGAAATCTAGAAGATGCTGTTGTTATCTATAGAATAACAAGAGCACCTGAAAGAAGACTTTGGAATGTAGAAGGTGGAAGACTTCCTCCTGGAAAAGGAGAAGAGTTCTTAAGAAATCTTATTGCCAGATACAAGAAGGATTTCAATTACGATCCAACTACAGGAGCTGTAGATTCTAAGAAATTGTTTCAAGCGCTAACACATGATTTCTGGTTCTTGAAGAAAGAAGGATCAGGAACAGAAGTTCAAGTTCTACAGTCTGGTATGAATCTTGGAGAAATTGACGATGTTAATTATATGCTTAGGAAGTTATATAAAACACTAAGTATTCCTAGATCTAGATGGGAAGATACTTTAAACTCCGTTGCGTCTATGTCAGCTCCTGGTGAAATAACAAGAGAAGAGGTTAAATTTTCTAGATTTATAAATCGTCTTAGAAATCGCTTTAAGAAACTATTTTTGGATCTTCTAACTACACAGTTAAGACTTTCTAATCAGATAGATCAGAAATATACCAGGGAATCTTTATTTGATATAGAATATTGTGAGGAGAATGTATTTGCTGAACAGAAGCATCTATTAAATCTAAAATCCAGATTAGAAGTAGCCGCTATGATGAGTCAAGATATTGCTACCAAAGAAAATCCTAATGGACTATGGGCAAAGAGATACGTTATGGATAAAGTCTTTGGTATGGATGAAAACGAATATCAAGAACTTCAGAATATGATAGCTTCTGAAATAGAAGAGCAGACAGCAAATGCTACGGAAGCTGAGACA